CTAAGGTTTCACTACTTCACTGAAGACGGAATCCTCAAAGGTGCGAAGTTAAAAACTAAAGACAAAACATTCACCTATGAAGGCGAAACACCTGGCACATTTTTCGGACAAAATTTATTCCCATCAACTGGAAAACGAGTTGTTATCACTGAAGGCGAACTTGATGCAGCGAGCTGTAGTCAAGCCATGCCGGGTTGGCCCATGGTTTCATTACCAAGCGGCGCAGCGGCAGCCAAAAAATCGGTGCAACGAAATCTTCAATGGCTACAAGGCTATGAAACGATTGTCCTCTTCTTCGATAACGACGAGGCAGGCCGTAAGGCGACGGAGGAAGCGTGCAGCGTCTTGCCACCGGGCAAGTGCAAGATTGCATCACTCTCGGATGATTATAAAGACGCATCAGACGCCCTCGTGGCAAATGACTCTGAAGCTATTCGCCGCGCTATCTGGGATGCCAAAGATTATCGCCCGGATGGCATCGTCTCAGGTAAGGACCTCTTTGACCTTGTAACTACACCATCACCACCATCAGATCATGATTACCCATGGAAAGGACTCCAATCAAAGCTTCACGGGATACGGTATGGAGAGCTTATTTCTCTCACTTCTGGATCTGGAATCGGGAAGTCGTCCGTCTGTAGGGCACTGGCAACTCATCTTCTACAAAAAGGAGAACGGGTCGGTTACTTGGCTCTTGAAGAATCAAACAGACGTACAGCTTTAGGACTCATGTCCGATGCTGTAGGCAAGTCGCTACATCTCGGAGAACAAACACATGAAGAATTGGAGAAAGCCTTTAAGTCCACAATGGCAGGCTGGAATCTTTATCTTTACGATGGCTTTGGCTCTTTCGATCCTGACGTACTTTATAACCGGATTGAATACCTAGCACAAGGATTAGACGTAAAGGTTATCTTCTTAGACCACTTATCTATTCTACTTAGTGGACTAGATGGAGACGAACGTCGCATGATTGATGTCACCATGACTCGCTTGCGGTCACTAGTCGAACGCACAGGAATCGCAATGTTCCTGGTATCACATTTGAAACGAACATCTGGAGATCAGAATCATGAGGAGGGAGCAAGAGTTACTCTCGGTCAGTTGCGTGGCAGCGCAGCAATTGCACAACTCTCTGACGGCGTTATCGCCCTTGAGCGGGATCAGCAATCAGAGCGTGGATCTGGCAAAACGACTGTCAGAGTCCTTAAGAACAGATATTCGGGAGAAGTTGGCATAGCTAGCACCCTGGAATATGACCTGTCCACTTGTAAATTTATAGAACATGAAAATCCGAAAGACTTCGATCCAACAACAGATTTTTAGGGCAGAACAATATGCCTATTTGAAGAAACCTAATCCTCCTACACCTGAGATGGTGGAGAGGGCACAGTTTGTTGACAAGACCTATGTTTGGAAGGGTAATTGAATTTAATTTTCGACATTGAAACCGACGGATTTGTAAATGCTTGTACCAAGGTCCACTGCATTGGCATCCATGATCTTGATAGTAAAAAAACGTATGTCTTTAACGATGAAGGAGATCAGGAACCGATTACACGTGGTGTTCAGATGCTAATGGATGCAACCAACATCATCGGACACAACATAATCAACTTCGATTGTGCTGTACTACGTAAACTCTATGCTTGGTTCAAGGTACCGAACCAACTAGATACGTTACTGCTCAGTCGTCTTTATCACCCAGACATTCTCAATCTAGATCACAGAAAGAAGTGGAAGAACATGCCACTTCAATTATATGGAAGACACAGCCTTGAATCATACGGCTATCGCTTAGGTGAATACAAAGGAGAGTTCGGCAAGACTGCGGACTGGAATGTGTGGAGCCAAGAACTACAGGACTATATGGTCCAAGACGTAAACGTAACCACAAAACTATGGAAGCATTTCCAGCCATACCTGAGTGGGTCTCGTTAGAGCATCAGGTCGCACAAATACTACAAACACAGGAGGAACATGGATGGCGCTTTAATGAAAGAGCTGCATGGGAGCTTGCATCGGCTCTCCAAAAAGAGTTGGAAGAGACTATTGAAATACTACGAAACAGGCATCCTCAAGTCAAAGCATCGGAATTCACTCCTAAAAGAAATAACAAAACGCAAGGCTACATTTCTGGAGCACCATTCACAAAGTTAAAGGAGTTCAACCCTACAAGTAGGGATCATATTGCTTGGATACTCAAGACACATTACAAATGGAAACCGACATTACTAACAGCAACACAGAAGCCGATAATCGACGAACCCGTTCTCAAGGAGATCGGGACAGAGTTTGCGCTTTTATGCTACAAGATTCTCGATTTGACAAAGAAGCTTGGGATGCTTGCCGAAGGGCAGAACGCATGGCTGAAGCTTGTTACGAGTCATGAGAGAATTCACCACCATTGTAGTGTTACAACTTCTACTTTTCGCTGTAGTCACCGTAACCCTAATTTGGCCCAAGTTAGTTCAGATCTGACATTCAGAAAGTTATTCGTAGCTTCACCTGGGCAAGTGATGGTTGGTGCTGACTTGAGTGGTATCGAGCTAAGGATGTTGGCGCATTACTTGTCACGCTGGGATTCCTATTATCAGGACACATTACTGAATGGAGATATCCATCAGGTCAATGCTGATAAGATCGGAATCTCAAGGCGACAAGTGAAGACCGTTCAATACGCCATGCTCTATGGAGCGGGAGATGAGAAAATTGGAGCAACATTTGATGAGAGCCTTCCCAAGAACAAGAAAAAGGCGAAAGGTAAGGAGATTCGGGAGGCGTTTATTGAAGCCATTCCAGGCTATGGTCAGCTTCTTGAGGCTGTTAAGACGAAAGCCGAGGAGGGATTCATACGGGCGATCGATGGTCGGAAAGTTCCGGTAGATAAACCATTCAAAGCTCTTAACTACCTTTTGCAGTCATCAGCCGCCGTTATCGCAAAGCGGTGGATGGTAATTAATCAACAACACATACAAGAGCTAGGCCTATGTGCCTCACAGCTCGCATTTATACATGACGAAATCCAATACGAATGTGCCCCTGAGCACTCCAAGGACTTATCAACATCCTTGGTACTTAGCGCTGCGGAGGCTGGAGAATACTATCGAGTCCGCTGCCCAATCGGTGCTGAGGCACAAGTCGGAGAGAACTGGGCGGAGGTCCACTGATGAAACTACTCATTGATGCTGACTACATTGTCTATAAGTGCTGTGCAGCAGCCGAGACAGAAGTAGACTGGGGAGACGATGTAATTGTTGTCACCAGTAAGTTCAGCGAAGCAATGGCCGCTGTTAAACGCGACCTAACAAAGATCAAACAATCATTCCTTTGGGATGACACAGAGTTTATATTATTCTTTAGTGACTCTAAGAATTTTCGGAAAGAAATTTTTGAGGAATATAAAGGCCACCGAAATCGTAAGAAGCCGTGTGGTTATAGACGTGTCATCAGGGAATTAGCTAACCACTACGAAGTAATCAAGATGCCAACGTTGGAAGCTGATGATGCCATGGGCATTTATGCTACCCAACATCCTGGGAATGTAATCGTTTCACCTGACAAGGATATGAAACAGATTCCCGGTAGTCTCTTTACCCTTACTGAGACACTCCAGATTGACCCACAACAGGGATTGGAGTGGCATTACCTACAAACCCTAGCAGGCGACCAAACTGACGGCTACAGCGGCGTTCCCGGAGTGGGATTAAAGCGAGCTGCTGACCTATTTGAAAAGAATGGGTACACATGGCAGACAATTGTAGACGCCTTTGCTGAGAAGAATCTCGGAGAGGATGTAGCTCTTATGAATGCACGCCTCGCAAAGATCCTTACCAAAGACGAATATGATTTCACAGAACAGCGACCCATCCTATGGTCTCCCGCCACCACCAGTACTTGATCTAACTATGGAGCAAGATCTGAAACTTCGCAGGATGACAGATCTTCTCCCTCGTGCTGAGAAGGAAGATATTATCACACTATTAATGGCGCTGCAAAGACAGAACTTTGCTTTGTGCAATACCGTATCCAATCTAGTACAACAATGGCCGAATCACCCAGCTACTACACCCGAGGTTCAATGGAGCCGTGGGACTTTATACGAGACCAAGGATTAAACTATCACCTTGGTTGTGCAGTCAAATATATCTGCAGAGCAGGTTTCAAAGACAGTGAGATCAGAGATCTCGAAAAAGCAATCCACTACCTAGAGAATGAAT